ATGAAAACAATAGTATTAGGACCACCAGGAACAGGGAAAACTTGGACTTTGTTAGAAGAAGTAGATAAATATTTAAAGACAACAGACCCTAATCGTATTGGTTACTTTTCTTTCACACAAAAAGCTGCTTATCATGCCAGAGATGAGGCAATTAAAAAATTTAATTTAACAGAAGACGATCTTCCCTATTTTAGAACTCTCCATTCTTTAGCCTTTAGAAGACTGGGTCTTAAAAAAGAAAATGTAATGCAAACCAAACACTATGCTGACCTAGGGAAAAAAATAAATATTAGAGTAGATTANAATGAATACGATGATGAATTTACAGGGATCTTCACAACTAAAAGTGATTATCTTCGTATCATTCAACTCGCTAAATTAAGAAACATTACACCTGAACAACAATTTAATCTTCAAGAACATACCCAAGATGTTTCTGTAAAAAATTTAAAAATATTTGCCAATGAATTAAATGCCTATAAAAAACAATATGGACTCATAGATTATAATGACATGATTTTAGATTTTATAAAATCAGACACATGCCCTAAGTTTGATGTTGTATTTATTGATGAGGCACAGGATCTTTCTCGAATGCAATGGGATATGGCTAAATTTATTTGGGATAAAACAAAAGATTCCTTTATTGCTGGGGATGATGACCAGGCTATCTTTAGGTGGGCTGGTGCAGATGTNGATAGTTTTATTACTCAAACAGGGAAATTTTTAAAATTAACTCAATCTTTAAGAGTGCCCCAAGTAGTACATGATGTAGCAATGAATATTGTTAAAAGAATTTCCAAAAGACATCATAAAGAATGGGCACCTAAAAATAAAAATGGGCAGCTTTCTTATTACCATGATTTTCAAGACATAGATATGAGTCAAGGAAAATGGTACGTGTTAGCTAGAACTAAATACATGTTAAAAGATTTAGAAGAAGAGCTCTATAAAAAGGGGTTTTTTTATAAAAATAAATCTAAGAAAGGATATGAGTCCGATCTTTATAATGCTATTACAAATTGGGAAAATTTTAGGAAATCTCAAGAATTAAAGGCAGATCAAATTAAAGAGATAGCAACCTATATGTCTCCTAAACATTACATGAAAGAAAATTTACAATATTTAAATAAAGATAAGCCTTATAGAATAGAAGAATGTTACAATAAGCATGGACTTTTAACCAACGCTGTATGGTATGAAGCAATGGATCAGGCCCCTGCTAAAAGCGTTAATTACATAAGAAAAATGAGAGCTAACGGAGAGGCATTAAATAAAGAGCCTAGAATTTTATTATCAACGATTCATGGGGTTAAAGGAGGAGAAGAAGATAATGTAGTTCTTCTTACTGATTTAAGTTTAAACACACAAAAGAGTTACGATCGAAATCCGGATGATGAAAATAGATTATTTTATGTAGGAGCCACAAGAACAAAAAAACATCTACACATTATTCGACCTAAAGATATTTATAAGAGTTTTAAAATATGAAGTGGAATAATTTATTAGAAAGTATTATTGATGTGGGCTCAGGATTCATCCTGGCTATCCTCATCCAGTTACTAATTTTTCCGCTCTTTGGGCTCCATCCTACGATTCTGGATAGCCTAGGAATCGCTTTAATTTTTACCGTTGTCTCCATGACACGATCCTGGTTATGGCGTTGTTACTTTAGGAGAAAACAAAAAATATGAACCCCTATAAAAAACAAGTTGGAGGATCTCACTATAAAGATATGAAGATTCAACCGGCACAGTTTATCAATGAGAATAATTTGCCTTTCGCAGAAGGAAATGCTATTAAATATATCTGCCGTCACAAACATAAAGGAGAAGTACAAGACTTAGAAAAAGCAAAACATTATATTGATATGATTATTGAAAGAGACTACGGGGAGCAAGCGTTACCCTTACCTCACGGATTTACTTTGGAGAAAAAAGAATAATGCAGATTCCTTTATTCAAACCACAAACCGAATGGGTTAAGCCGGAAGAATTTCCTGATCTTAAAGACCGTCAACAAATTGCAATCGATTTAGAAACTTCGGATCCTGATTTAAAAACAAGAGGGTCTGGATCTATTATTGGAAATGGAAAAGTAGTCGGTATCTCTGTGGCCACCGAAGGCTATCAAAGTTATTTTCCTTTCGATCATGAAGGCGGAGGAAACCTTGAAAAAACCAAGGTAATTCAATGGTTTAGAGACCTTTGCAAATCTCCTTCTCTTAAAATTTTTCACAATGCAATGTACGATGTGTGTTGGATTCGTTCGATGGGAATAGAAATCAAAGGAGACATTGTCGACACCATGACCGCCGCTTCTTTAATTAATGAAAACAGAATGCGTTATGATCTTAATAGTTTAGGTCGAGAGTATGTTGGATACGGCAAAGATGAAACTGCTCTAGTTGCAGGNGCCAAGGAATGGGGAATCAATCCTAAATCAGACATGTGGAAGTTACCGGCGATGTATGTTGGAGCTTACGCAGAAAGAGATGCTGAAGTCACGTATCAGTTATGGAAAAAATTACGNCAAGAATTAAGCAACCAGGATCTAGAGTCTATTTTTGAACTTGAGTCAGATTTATTTCCTTGCTTAGTAGATATGAAATTTAAAGGAGTTCGAGTAGACGTTGAAAAAGCTCATAAACTAAAAGAAAAATTATTAACAGAAGAAAAAAAATTGTTGCAAGAGATAAAAAAAGAAACACACATAGATGCCCAAATATGGGCTGCACGATCCATCGCAACAGTTTTTGATAAATTAAATTTACCTTACGAACGAACAGCAAAAACCCAGGCNCCTTCATTTACAAAAAACTTTCTCTCTTCGCATAAACATCCTCTTGTTAAGAAAATAGCAAAAACCAGAGAAATAAACAAGGCTCATACAACTTTTATAGACACTATTATTAAACACGAACATAAAGGCAGGATTCACGCAGATATTAATCAAATAAGATCTGATCAAGGTGGAACTGTCACCGGAAGATTTTCATATTCNAATCCTAATTTACAACAGATTCCCGCACGTAATAAAGACCTCGGCCCCATGATTAGATCCCTTTTCATTCCCGAGGACAATTGCGTGTGGGGGTGCTTTGATTATAATCAACAGGAACCAAGGTTGGTTGTACACTATGCATCACTTCAGCAGTTGCCTTCCGCTTTCACAGTTGTGGACGCTTATAAAGAAGGCAACGCTGATTTTCATGACATCGTTGCACAGATGGCACAGATTCCTAGATCACAAGCCAAAGTCATTAATTTAGGATTATTTTATGGAATGGGTAAAGCAAAACTTCAAGCTGAACTGGGTGTTAGCAAAGAAAAAGCTGAAGATCTTTTTTCAACTTATCATTCCAGGGTTCCTTTCGTAAAACAATTAATGAATGCAGTCTCTCAACGAGCACAACACCGAGGACAGATTCGTACCCTACTGGGTCGTCTTTGTCGCTTCCATTTATGGGAACCTAATTATTTTGGAATACATAAAGCACTTCCACATGAACAAGCTATACTCGAACATGGTCCCGGTATTAAAAGAGCTTTTACATATAAATCTTTAAACAAATTAATCCAAGGATCCGCAGCAGACATGACTAAAAAATGCATGCTAGAACTGTATAAAGTGGGCATTATACCTCATATTCAGATCCATGACGAACTAGACATTTCTGTGAAAAATGATAAAGAGGCTAAATATATTATTGAAATAATGGAATCAGCAGTTGAACTAGAGATACCTAATAAGGTAGACTACGAAGCAGGAGACAATTGGGGAGAAATACATTAGGAGGAAACATGGAAACTATAAAACAAATATGGCGAGATCACAGAAAAGTGTGTATCGGTGCCGGCGTTATTGTTGTTATACTAATTATAGCAGCATTCTAAAACAACTAGAAGACATACTTTCTTCTACAATTATGGGGGACAAATGCTTAAAACTTGGTGGAAAAGATTTGTCGAATGGTTCTGGAAGGACTATTATAAGTAAATATGGACAAAAAAACTTGTAAAAAATGTGGACACCTATGTCATTGTATAGAGGCTGATCACGAGGGGTGCACCTGCACAAACTGCGAGTGTAAAGAATCCGAAGGACTAGTAGTCGATGATACTAATGAGTGTGAATCATGTCAGTAGATGATAAAACAATTTTTGATAAACATAGAGAATTAGTTAAAGAAGGAAAAATAGAAAAAGTTATTCAAGAAGATCAAGAGCGCGCTGAATCTGCCTCTTATGAAAATGAATCAGGTATATCACGAACTGTGCAAATTCCCTTAAAAGAGTATGATGAATTAAAATCAGAACAACACTTCATCAAAGATAAGACTTTAATTGACATTATAGATAATATAGAAAGACTAGTGAGAGCCTTAAGAAAACATATAATAAGGAAACAATGAATAAAATAGCTATACTTTTTATCATCTTATTTGCCTTGAGCGCGTGCTCTGTAGGCAAAAAATGTACCTATACGCAAGAAGGAACTAAAATTTCATCTTATGTATGGTTTCATAGCGATGGCAAACCTGTAGATTTAGATAAAGCTAATTGCAACTAAAACTTAAGATTCCTCTTATTATTTTTATAGTATGTTATCTTCTGGCGAGCTGTTTNGCTGGAACTATGAACCATGTTCAAGAAAAGAAATTACATCGCACGCCTTCTACAATTCAAACTATTCCGTCAACGGATAAAAGTCAGTAAGAAAAAATACAATCGCAAAAAATTGAAACCTTTGAAACACTCAACGAATATGGTAGAGTAAAGCATGGTCAAACCAAGATATATTAATCATGGAGTTATCGTACCCAAACCAGGTCCTAAAATACTTAAAGACAACTCCTTTTTTATTGGACATGTGCCCTACGAAGGAGATACAACTGACGTTCAAGTAAAAATAGAAGAGGATATTGAACAACCTCACTTAGATAGAAGTGAAGTTGTAGACACAGAGTGGTCGAATTTATTTAAAGATGAATGAAAAATGGGGAAAAGAGACGTTTGGTGGTGGACTAAATCTTCACGCAGAAGTAGTCAATGGAGTTTGTCCTGCTTGTCAATCCAGTGTNGTTTTAGTATCACTATATAAACATCTTTATCGCTGTGTTAAGTGTGGTTCAGACCTAGAACAGAAAGTCAACGGAGTCATTTCTTATATCCCTACTGGGAATCCTAATACAAAAATAGTATTAAGCGATAGTAATGTCCCGCAAAAAAGTTAAGCTTCAATTCGGCTATATCCACGTTAAAAAGACCCACAAAAAACGGCCTGGAAGACACGCAAAATCATATTCTAAGCGCGTTCCGCCCAGAAAACGTACACGAGGACAGGGTTAATTCTTTAGGTTTCTTCGTCTTTTTTTGGAGGGACATTTTTACATATAAACTTAACATACATTCTGTGTTTATTTACGTGCTCAGGTCCTGCTTCCTTAATCAATTCAAGGGAGTTTGAATATCCCGCACGCATACAACTGTCCCAATCATCAAAGTGGGTTTCTTTGACCCAAGTATCACAGATGCCCCCAACCGTGGCACAGATATATATTATTAACATTATTTTCATGTTGACAGTCTCTTGCTATTTCTATATATTATCCTACATTATACACAGGAGATTTATGACAGATATAACTAAATATAAAAACGTAACTTTAAACAAAGCAACTTATAGTCACATTCAAACACTCAGTAAAGAAGTT